CGACCAACAACCTGATTGCTCACCCCGGTCAGAACCTTTCGGCCATTGACTCCACTATCAATACCCGTCCTTTGTACGGCGTATTTACTGGCAGTTCTTTGACGCCTGTCGGAATTTTTACAGCCACTGGTTACTTAAATGGTACAACCATGGTCATAAATGGGGCAAATTACCTCATTGGGGCCAATCAAACCATGTCTGGTACCGGAATTACGACAGGTACTACAGTTAGTCAAGTAGCTGTTGTCAGCCTTGGAACCATGCTGGGATACATGTCGGGAACCACCTTTACGGTCACCGCAGTCACCGCTGGCGTGGTGGCCATTGGCCAGAGCATTACCGGCGGCGTAGGGGTCTCTGTGACCGCAGGAACGGTCATTACAGCCTACGGAACGGGCACGGGCGGGGTAGGTACCTACACCATCAACAACTCGCAAACCGTGGGCGGTACAACCAATCTATTGGCCTTTGTGGGCGGCGCGACCACCACGGTTACCACCTCAGCCTCAATGACCACCGGCACAAGCATCGTGGTTACTTTTGACAACAACATCTCTGTCTCAGGCGGGGTGGTGATGCTTCACCCGTACTTGTTCATTTACGGCAACAACGGCTTGATCCAGAACTCCAGCGCGGGAGACTTCAACAACTGGGTGGCTGCGGATGCCAACGCCACCAACGTCTCTACCGGCAAGATTGTTAAGGGTTTACCCTTGCGTGGTGGTACTACCTCACCGGCTGGCTTGTTCTGGTCGCTCGACTCTTTGGTGCGTGTTTCGTATAGCCCTTCCACCGTGAATGGCGTGAACTTCTATTGGAAGTACGATCTGATCACCAGCCAGACCTCCATCATGTCGTCGCAGTGCGTGATTGAGTACGACGGCATCTTCTACTGGTGCGGCGTGGATCGTTTCCTGATGTACAACGGTGTTGTGCAGGAAATCCCCAACAACTTGAACCAGAACTACTTCTTTGACAACCTGAACTACGCCCAGCGCCAAAAGGTGTGGTGTACAAAGATTCCTCGCTGGGGTGAAGTATGGTGGTTTTACCCCAAAGGGGACGCAACTGAGTGTACGGATGCCATCATCTACAACGTGCGCGAAAAGACGTGGTACGACGCTGGCCAAGCTGACGGCGCTCGTCGCTCGGCTGGGACGTTCTCTGAGGTGTTCTTTAAGCCAATCTGGGCTGGAAACGACCTAAATACCGTGAGCACTTACACCCTGTGGCAGCACGAGACTGGTGTGGATCAGGTGTACTTGACCAACGTGAACGCCATCAAGTCGTTCTTTGAAACCAACAATTTGGGCTGGGTGACTGGCGGGCCGGGCAACAACCAACTGTCTGGCGACAACAAATGGTTGCGTCTGGAGCGCGTGGAGCCTGACTTCGTGCAGTATGGCGACATGAATCTGTACATTACGGGTAAGGGCTACGCCGACGACACCGACCAGACCACTGGCCCATACGTCTTCACAAAGGACACCCTGAAGATTGACTTGCGTGAGCAGCGCCGTGAGCCCCGCCTTCGCTTTGAGTCAAATACTTACAATGGCAACTACTACATGGGCAAAGTATTGCTCAGTTGCGACTTTGGCGACGAGCGTTCGACGGGATTGCCATGACGACCTACGACCCCCGCGAGATGACTTGGGATCAGTATTGCAAGCTGATGCAGGAGTTATTTGGTGCGCAGGAGCTTGGCAATGTCCCGGAAGAGCAGTGGCGCGATTGGGTGGATGGCATGAGTGGAATTGGGTACTTTGTCAACTCAGCTATCCCTGATCAGCGTATGTTTGACACATGGCAAGCATGGGCAGAGAACATGGTTGGAATAATGAATATTACGGCATAACGATGGCAAACCAATTTTCACCGGAAGAAATTCAGAGCGCGATTGCTGCATCTCGTGCTCAAGGTTTTACTGACGACCAGATAGCTCAGGGTGCCCAGTCCAAATTTGGCGTTGATTTGTCCAGTTATTTGCAACCTGCCGCCAGTGTTGTGACCACACCTACTGATACCAGTGGCCTCTCTGCGCTAACTGCGAATACAGGCGCCGTACCAGTTACCACGGGTACGAGCACAGGAACCTCGGTATCAACTGGCGCATTACCCGTCACCACTGGGACAAGTACAACAACAGGAACCAGCACAGGAACTGGTACCGCAGCCGTTCTTGGGCCAACTGTCTATGATCAAGACCGCAATATTGTTGGAACTCAAGCCACTGCCGAAACACCCGGTGCAGTGCAAGTGCAAACTGGAATTATTGGTAGAAACTCCTCGCCAACATATGCATGGGTGATTCCACCTAGTGGCCAATACACAACCCACGTCCAAACTGGCACGGATCGCCTTGGCAACCCAATTTATGGTGGCCCAACTATCATTGCCCAGCAAGGACAAATTGCACAAGCGGAGGCTGAAAAAGCAAATTTTGTAGAGCCTGCATGGGTATCACAAGCACCAAGCATCATTGGCACTGCCGTTGAGCCGGTATATAACACCTATCAGGGTGGACATGATGGACAAGCGACCATTAAATATGGCGCACCTACCGGATATCGTTTTGACAATGGTAAGAGCGAATATGTCTACTTAGACATGAATGGCAATGTCACTGGCGTACAAAAACGTGAAAACTTTATTGAGTCATTGAAGCCATTCGAGCCCCTCATCTTGGCGGCGTTGAGTGGAGGTGTTTTAGGGGCAGAGGGTGCTTTAGCGGGCCAAGCCTATGGCGGCGTCAAGGCGCTCCAAAGCGGCAACACAGTAGGAGGCCTAGCGCAACTGGCTGGCATTGGTGCTCAGATACCCGGACTGGACGCCAGCACAGCAGGCGCACTGACCAGTGCATCCAAAGGATTGGGACTCGCCAACGCCGTCAAGACTGGCGATATTGGTGCGCTCGTGAATGCAGGCCTGAACACAGATGTAGGCAAGTCCTTGACAGGCACTACCGTGGGCGGCTTTTCTGCCAAGGATGCCCTGCAAGCCGCATCTGTGGTGTCCAGCGTCACCAATGGCAACTATGGCGCAGCGATCTCGCAACTTGGCAACCTCACCAACAGTCCAGACACTCGTGTTGCAGGCGCTGCGGTCACCATGGCCACCGCCTTGGCGTCTGGTAACCCACTGGCCATCACCAGTGCGATGAAGAATTTTGCAGCCGTTACCAGCCCACCGGCTACCAGAACAATCAAGACTTCTGATGCAGGCGGCTTGGATAGCATGTTTGGCCCAGACAGCGTGCAGACTGCTGGCTTGAACAATGGCGTGGTGTCTGACTCCACAAGCTCACACTATGTGACGATGCCAAACACTTTGGCCAGTTCTGCAACGAACAGCCAAGCAGATCGTGATGCTGCATATGCAGCACGGGATGCCATTGAATCAAAGATGACTTCTAACGGCGTTCCTACTGGAGCAGATGTTGGAAATTTAGAAGTAGAAATTACACCTTCTGTGGACTCCGAAGGAAACCCAACTGGTGGTTTCGATAAGGTATACAAAAGCGTTGTTACTCTCACCGGAAATGATGGAAATAAGTATGGCTATAGCCTGAAATATGATCCACTGACCAATCAAACTTCTTATGTATTTCAGTCTGGCACTGGAGACAATGTCACTTCAACGGCTTCAAAATTTCCTCCAATTTTTGACGAAAACACTAATTCTTTTCGTGAGCAAAGCCCTTTGGAGCAAGTCACTAACACCGACAACACTCAAGTCACCAATGTAGATGTCACCAATCCTTTGAGTACATTGGATACTTCCACTGATGCCGACACAGTCAACGATGATTTCACGCCTGACTCCACGGCCAATTTGTCTTCTCAGGCAAAAATTGACGCGCAGATTCTGAGGGACGCAGAGACTCCAAAGACCAGCACGACCACCTCGTTAAGTACGTCGGAAAGCACTTCGCCTGTTACCTCAGTAAGCACATCGACAAGTACCTCAACGAGCACGTCAACAAGCTCGGTATCAAATGTAGTACCAAGCACATCCACGAGCACATCGACCACTACGTCTACGTCCACCTCGACGAGCCCAGTGTCGAGCACGACTACGAGCCAAACAACCAGCACGTCTCAGACAACGTCTCCTACAACTTCGCAGACGACTTCCACGAGCACGACCACCAGCAAAACGACTGGTGAATCTACGACCACGTCTACGAGCACCAGCACGTCGCCCAGCACCTCAACAAGTACCTCTGCCAGCACAACCACTGGAGGAACTACGGGTACAACTACTGGGACATCTACCAGCACGTCTACTGGAACTGGAAAAACTACATCTACCGGCACGTCCACTACAACTTCCACTGGAACCTCAACCACGACTTCCACTGGAACCTCAACAACTACATCCACCGGAACATCGACGACCACATCTACTGGAACATCTACTAGCACGTCCACTGGAACATCGACGACTACATCGACAGGTACCTCGACAACAACCTCGACGAGTACGTCAACGACCACCTCAACCAGTACATCTACGGGCACCTCAACAAGTACCTCAACAGGCACGTCCAAGAGCACATCGACCATAAAAATTACTCCCACCACTTCTACTGTAGCAACAGGAGGGGGTGGTGGCGCTGGGGCGCCTGCATCGCAAGGATTTACTGCCGTGCCTACATTACTGAAAAATACCGGCAAGATCACGCCGTTGCGTTTAGCTGCTTTGAAACAGCTTTACCAATCGCTTGACCCTGATCTGGCGGCTGCATTGGAACGCCAAGGGGTAACCGAGCCCAAGGAAGAGCAGACCTATCAGGAGCAGGTGGCTGCCATGGAAGACGCTGCGGAAG